TATGTGGGTCTTGGAGCGTTCGCGTATTTGAACTCGATGTCATAAGAAAATAACTTATCTGGGTATTTCTTCTTTAACTGCATCGATGTTGTCATTATGACAATAGGGTAGTAACTCTCGGTCCCTGTGTAGGGGGTTGCTGTGGCTTCGTACCAAAACGCCTCGACGCTTTTAGAGCGCAATAAAGAACGAATCATATCTGACTGGTTATCCGTTAACCATCCAGAGGTCATTCTGTATTTATCGTCAATTTGTTCAACCATTGAAACCGAACCTCTTTCGGACGCGAGCATATCGAAATCCGTTCCGTCCGAATCAAACCAGTTACCGCGAACGGTTTGGTAATTACTTCGGACCGTAGATTGTGACTCGGCTACCTGACCATTAAAAAAGAAGTAATCCCATGTACCAAACTCATTCAACCAGCGCACGTACATACCTCTTTGACAATTCGTGTTTTGCTCGATGTCAAACCAATAGGTTCTAGAGACAAACTGCGAGTCCTGCAATACGCTAAAACTTACGGAATATCTATTTGCGTTTGGGTATGTGCTAGGTCTTAACGCTGTGTTAGCTGAATTCTCTAAAGCGTCTGGGTAAAGAAAGACTTGGTAAATAGGGGAGCCAATTGACGACCATGCAGTAACAGCCGTTGACACTCCGATATTTGCTAAAGTCATAGAAACCGTTGTGTCAAGAACGCTATCGTTATACCACTTGAAGTTGATGTATGCCGCGTCCCTAGTTAGGTTTGACGAAGTGAAGTTGACATTAAAAATACCCACCGACCCCGCTTGACCCGCGCGTACTGGAATTCTACTTTCAAGCGAAGTGTCTTCTCTCATCCCAATAGATGAGGGTATCCAGTTTGTTGTTCGGCTGGCATTGTTCGTAAGACACATCCTGTCTAGGGTGTAGTTGCTGGAGAGGTTTTGGTTCTGAGCGAAAAACGTTCCGTTAACGCATAGGCATTGGTAGGAGGGCGATTGGAAATACTCCACTACCTCCCCAAATTCAGTCGAAGCGTATTCATATCCAGCAGTCAGCCGAACCCACGCATAAGTGTTTACCGCTGACGTAATTACAGTACCTATATATGTTGGGTCGGTGGGTTGTCCTGCGTTCACGTATGGTTGAACGGCTCTGGAAATATCCACGATTCCCACGCCTTGGTTATTTGGGTATTTACGAATGGTAGTGATGTCATTGAATGCAACCCCCGTTCCTGAGTAAACGGAAACCTTGTAGATATACCTAAACTTAAATCCTATCGTAGCCCAAGTCGTCTCGTAATTAGAGAATATAATGGGGTCAAATGCCCCCGCCATTTCGGGCAATGCTTTTTTTATTGAGTAACTCATGTTCGCTTAGTAAATCGTCCTTTTGAATCTCTTGGTTGAACAGTCTTTTTTTCTTTTCCTAGGCTCATCACATATTCCATTTTATGTTCTGGCAACACCTTTTTCAAGAACGCCTCTAGGTCATCTTCAAAGGCAACCTCTAACCTCTTTTTAAACCTAAACCAACTTGCGTCTACTGCGGGTTGAAGGAAGGGAAATGGTTCAATACCCGTGTTGTATACTGAACGCGATATAGCAAAAGTCATTTGCTCATAGGACATAAATTGCCCGTTCTTATTTTTCCACTTGGTGTTTCGAATTGGCTTATCTGAAATCCATTTACGGATACCTTGCCGCAACCCTCCTTTTCTACCCGTTCCGCTTCCAAATTTAAAGGGTGAGTTAGGTGCTTTGTCACTACTGGTCGCGCCTTTAACCCCTTGCTCAACAAATGTCCCGTAAGGAACCATCGGGAACTTCATAACGATATTCTGGTCTGCGTCTTGACCGATTGCGTAAGTCAGGGACTCTGACAATGTACCCGTTGAGTTTTTCGTGCCGTGTTCAGATGTACCTCTCTCCAAGTTCTGTCTTGCTAACTCAACAATCCAGTCGCCCCAGTCGTCCATCTCGCCTTCAACCTCCTTTAGCTTATAGCGGTCTTCGGACCCTTTAAACCCTCTGATTACAATCTTTAACCCCATTAGAATAATGCAACACAAAGGTTCAACGGATTCGGAACCCTGATAGCGAACTGACAGGACCAACCCGTTAGAAGGTTATCGTACTGAGATGTGAACGGGGTGCATCGAATGGGCATATCAATACCCCACGCTTGGTTGCCAACATTTGGAAACGCATCGCTCTGGTCCAATCGGAATAAAGCGATAACGTCTTGCAAGATGAGAAAGGTGTTTTGATACGTCTCGATTATGTTGTCCGTCTGCTCCTCAATTAAAAGGTCGGCTACATTCACCTCGTATGTGTATGTCGTAAATCCGTCATTGACCTCAGCCTCAGATACTTGAGCGTAAAGCAACGGGAATAAGTTCACCGTTATTTTATTGATATCCAGTTCCTTTTCCGTGTTCGTGTAAAAGGAATTCAGTTGTTTGTGGTCCGTTACGATTCCTTGGAAAACGTTGTTTATGTCCTTGACGGTGTACATCATATCTTAATTGCTTTGCTTATGTTAACGTCCGTCTCGTAAGATAGAAACGTGAAGGCTTCATTTATAGATATAAGTTCTACCGCACCCATCTTAGTTACATCACCCATAGCTAAAGAATGCATCACCCTGTACCACCCCCATTTAGAAGCAATGGTTTGGTTTTTCCTTAACTCCTGCTTGCCCTCGCTTGATACGTCTTCCCTTACTGGTGGGTCGTCAAAGAGGATTCCAAATCTTTCGATAGTTTCGTTCCGATATTGTAAAAAAAAACCATCGCTTTTAAAGCAACGTCCATTGGCATATTAAGCATAGCTTCCTTTTTTGCTTCGGTCTGGTTGTATCCTTCGATGGTGTACCACCCTCTTCCCTCATCTACAATCGGTCTGTATATAACGGACATGACTTCGTGAAGGCATTCAAAGAAACCTCTCGACGCGTAGTGTTCTAAGTCGGCAAACTCACCCAATGACAGTTTGTTCCAGTTAGGGATTAACCCGTAACGCACTCCGTTTAAATCTACCCTAGGGGTTGGAGAGGACTTCGTGTTAGGTGTCCCCATAAATTTAACCAAGGCTTTAGACACCTCGTTGTAACTCTCAATGGTCATGCGGTCCAAATCGGAAACGCTCATGTTGCACAGGATGCTAACAGCAGCCTTTACTTTTTCCCGTGCGTCTTCATGCGATTCCCACGCTTTAATCATTTCAACATATTTGCCAATTGTAATGTCGGCAAACGATTCGGGTATTGTGATTTTAACTTTCATGCTACAAAGTATTGACCTGAATTTGGACGTAGTTTATTAAGGCAAACATAGCGAACCGCGTCTATACTGTGGTCGTTCAACCCGACGGGTTTTGGTAACATCCTCCCGTCTTTATCGGTTGACCATTTGTAATTCCTAAACTCTTTGATTACATCCGCTGACGACTCGTGAATCTTTAAGCTGTACCGCTTCATTATATCGATACCCGCCCGAACACTATCTGGTCCTTTTTTAGCCCCCTTGACGTTATGTCCTAAGCGGTGCAATGTCTCGATTGATTTCGGTTCCGCTGAGTCAGCAATTATTTCAGTGTGGCGTTCTAGTTCCTGCTCTTTTAAAAACCTTCCGATGTCTTCGTTTGTGTACCCTCCAGAGTAAAGCATTTGACGGATATAAATCTCTTGACCATGTAGGTAAACATCGACAATTGACGTAGGGTCTACCGAGTACCCCCAGTCTAAACCAATCGCTAAACGCTTTGCTCCATCGGGAAGGGTTTTGTATGTCTGTGTTTCGAAGATGGTTTCACGACTGATGCCCCGCATCCCTAACCCATACACCCTCCAGTAATTGGAGTCACCGTTTGTTTTAAGACGTTCAATTTCCTCAATCTGGATGTCACTTAAAAACGGGTTGTCTTTATAGGTGGTCCTAAAAAATGCTGAGTCCTCCCTATCGAGTAAGTCGTAGATGTATGAAAACTCATCGGAAGGGTTGAAGTCGAGTATGACTGG